TCTTAATAATGGAAGAAATAACTCACGGACAATTTTGTCCTCAATGTTTATATGAATATATACTTGAGCGTTGCTCTAAACCTCTTGAGGAAGCTGAATATCAAGGCCGTAAGGTACAATTAGGAAAACCTTTTTACACACCAGGTGGCCCTAAAAAGCGTTCTGTGTACGTAAAAAATGAAAAAGGAAACGTAGTAAAAGTTAACTTTGGTGATCCAAACATGCGTATCAAAAAAAGTAACCCAGCAAGAAGAAAATCATACAGAGCAAGACATCATTGCGAAAATCCTGGACCAAGGTGGAAAGCAAACTATTGGTCTTGTAAAGCTTGGTAATTATAAAAATAAATAAAAATGAAAAAAGATTATCTATTAGAAGCAAAAAGAATGCAAAAACTTGCTGGAATAGCGAGTATATCTCTAAACGAAAAAGAATCAACAGGTGAAATCCCCGACTCTGAAATAGATGCAGCAATGAAAGCGGCTTTAAATAAACTTAAAGATGATTCTTCATTAGAAGAATTACCAGCAAATCAAACTAAGCAGGATCTAAATGAAAGTGCTGCAGCAACTATAATTGGTGGCCTTTTAGCAGCACCAACAGTTATATCTTGGATTGGATCTGCTGTAAATTATATGGTTTCTCCTTTTTCTGGAAAAGATGAATCTACTGCAGGAGAGGCAATTAAACGTTTTGCTCATAAATGGGAAGGATTTTATTTATTTATAATAAAAGGTGTTGTCAAAAAAATAGGTTTTGTTAAACCACTATGGACTAACAAAGACGGAAAGGTTGAAAAAGAAAAATTAGATTATGTGTGCAAATTCTTATACGCATTAATTATAGCAGTTGCTATGGGATACGCAATCAAAGGAGCTTTACACGCATCATCTGCAGTAATGCAAGCATTAGAAACCTCTTTAGGAGGAGTTAAAGCAGCTGAGCTAGCAAGTTTAGCTGTTAAATTAAAAAAAGAAATTGGAATATTAACTAGCGCAGCTTAAAAATTAATAATATGATAAGTTTAATTAAGATATTAAGTGAAATAAAAGACACTACTATAACATGTAAAGACTGCGGATGGCATTGGAAGCTATCAGACGGAGGAAAAGATCCATATACGTGTCACAAGTGCCATCCTGATAACCAGTTAGAAGGAAAAAATAAAGGGCTGTGGGCAAATATAAACGCAAAACAAGAAAGAGGAGAAAAGCCTAGTCACGGAAATTCAAACGCATTTAAAAAAGCAGTTAAAGCTGGAAAAGAAATAAATAAAGGTTTACAAGAAAAAAACAAAGGATTGTGGGCAAACATAAATGCAAAACAGGATAGAGGAGAGAAGCCTAGTCATGGAAATTCTAATGCGTTTAAAAAAGCTGTTAAAGCAGCTAAAGACATAAATAAAGGCTAATAATAGGTTATAATATTTTTAAGTAAACATCCATTTATGGACCCTGACAGTAAAGAATCCTATGACTTGGAGAAAAAAATTCTTAAGCAACGTACGTACGGTTTGTCTAATGACAGCGATGTTTTTCAATCCTTTCGGATTCGACGTCTTATTCAAGATGGTAATGGCATGGACAGGTTCTTATTGGACTACGGATATAATTTTTTATTTCCTTGCGGCGTTGTTTTTTGGGTTATATTTATACTTAAAGAGATTAATAAATAAACTATGAGCAAAAATATAAACTTTTTTAAGGCTTTAGTTCTTAGAGAAATGCAAGAAAAAGAACTTTCTCCTAAACAAAAACAAATAGCTAAATTAAACGAGCCAAAAGATCAACTTGATGCTGGAGACTTTAAAAAGTTAAATTCTAAATCAAAAGTTTCAGAAGGTGAAGATCACGAAGTGTCAATGGCTCAAAGTAGCTTAAAAGAGATAATAAGTAATGCATCTCAGCTAATGCAAAAAATAGGTCAGCAAGAAAAAGATATTCCAGGATGGATTCAAGATCATATAACTAATGCTGAAAACTATATTAATCAAGCTAATAAAGGCTATTATGATCAATCTATAACTAAGGATTACTAAATAATGGACATAAATAAACTAAAAGGACACATTCCTGATGAAGTTCTTAAGCAACTTCCTGACACTATAGCTAAGTTTGAATTAAATACTTCGCTTAGATTAGCTCACTTTTTAGCTCAAGCGGGACATGAGTCTGGAGGTTTTAAGCTTGTTAGAGAAAATCTTAATTATGGAGCTAAAGGATTACTTGGCGTGTTTAAAAAATACTTTCCAACTCAAGCTAAAGCAAACTTATACGAAAGAAAGCCTGAAAAGATAGCTAATCTTGTTTATGGAAATAGAATGGGAAATGGTGTAGAAGCTTCAGGAGATGGATTTAAATTTAGAGGTAGAGGATATATACAATTAACTGGAAAAGATAACTACAAAGCATTTGATTCAACAGTTTCTGAAAATATAGTTGATAATCCAGAGTTAGTTGCAACTAAATATCCACTATTAAGCGCTGCGTGGTTTTTTCATAAGAATAGCATTCATAGAATTGCAGATGAAGGAGCATCAGACGCTACAGTTACTAGAGTAACTAAAAGAGTAAATGGCGGAACTATTGGATTACCTGATAGGTTAAAGCATTTTAAACAGTATTATAATTTGTTAAAATAATTATGAAAAATATAGACGCTATAGTGCTAAAAGCTTTGCTTCTTATGGAAGATGAAGAAGACACTGGAAAGTTAGACACTGCTCCAGAAAAAGACGTTAACGCTGAGCCTGGATCTTTTGAAGCTGACCCTATGGAGTTTATACTAAAAAAGTATGTTACTCTAAATTCATTACTTGAGGAGTTAATGACTCCATCATTTAGAGATTATGTAGATGCTATTTTTATAGTTGCGCCAAAACCAACCACATTTAAAGTATTATTACACAATGGTCAGTATTTTTTCTTAACATTTTTAGGAAAAGCGTATGAAGCAACCATTAATGGCAGAAACTATTACCTAGTTCAAATAGGAGAAAAAGAGAGATGCATGATTGCAATATCTAAATTGCTTAGATTTGGATCTCCATTAAAAACTAAAGGACCAGAAGGATCTGAACAAGGAACAAGAGATGAAATGGACGCTGAAGCTGACGCTAGCGAAGAAACTCCAGAAGAAACTCCAGCAGAGCCTGAAAGTCTAGAAGAATCTATAAAGATTCTTACTAGCATACTATTACGTGAAGCTACTAAAGTTAAAAAAATATATTCTAAGGATCCTTTCATGTTAGCGTTGATATCTGCTATTTCCGGGTCATCTGCTAGTGGAGGTAAACACTATGAAGGTAAGAGAGATAGTGGTAAAGGAGAAGGTAACTATCACATAAGAGGAAATTTTGGTCAAGCTGCAGAAACTGAGGCAGTTATTGCGTCGGCTATGTCATATATGAATTTTAAGCCTAGTAATTATACTGTAGAATATATAGATCCAAAAGTTCCAAACGCGGTTAAACTTGGATCTAAATCAAGTACATATACTACATATGAGATTACAATAAAATCAGTGAATCAAAGAGGAAAAAATCCAACTCCTCCAGAAATAAACGTAGGAGACGTAGCATATTTGTGTAGCTCAGTACGTCAAGTTTCTAGTGGAGAAATAGCTCCAACTCTTGTTGGTAAAGCATTAACTCCAAAAGGATTAGGAGTTGAGGGAGAATACACAGACGTTACTGATGCTATATCAACTGTTGATACTGCAATAAAATCACGTCAACCAGACGCGTATCCGCTATTACACAGTCTAATACTTGACGTGGTAGCAGGTAAGACATCTTTAGATCCAAATTTAGCAGAGATTAAAACAGCGGATATAAACATCACGTTAACTAAGCCAACAATCATAGAATTACAAAAAGTTTCTCAATCAGATATAAACACTATAGGAAAAGATTTTGGAGAAATACTTGGAGGAATATATTTAGCACTATCAGTTGGAATATCTTCTACTGGAAGCTTATCTTGGCCAAGTGGAAATTTTGAGTTAGTTGATTTTTTTCTAAATGGATTTGGAATAAGTAGTAAATATAAAAAAGGAGCTGCTGCATCAATAACAAGTTTAGTAGAAAAATACAGCAAAGACAAAATACCTGCTTCTAAAGCAGAAGAGAATTTTCTAAATACTATGTCTTCTTTCACAAATACAAAGCTTACCGGTCCTGACGCATTTTTAAGAGTAGCTAAGCTTGAAGCTGATAATATGCCAGCGATAAATACTTTGGCAAACATTATAGGAGTAGACGCAAAAAATGTGTCTAGACAATCAATAAACGATTATATTGTAGAATTAATAGGAAATACAAAAAGCGACAAACAAAAAACATTATTATTTAAGGAAAAATTTGATCCTTTATTTAAAGAATTAAAACATGCTCCAACTGGATATAATACCACGGCTAAATCTAAAGGAGTCATAGACTGGCCAGATTTTTTACCATCTCAATATTATGGATTAGTTACTTCTGGATTTTCTTATTATATTTGCGATAGATTAAATGAAGTTTCTGAATATTTAACATTATTAAAGGCTATGGCAGCAAAAACTGAAGTTAAACAAATGTATTTAGACGTATTTATAAAACAATCAAAAATCACGTTTTCTATAAAATCTTTTAATGATTCAAATGCTCAATTTAAATTTCACATACCAAGTATATCAGCGACAAACCCAACATCAAGTAAATTAGGATTTAAGTTGCAATAAAATACTAGTATATATTTATATATAAACTAGTAGATGTCAGATAATCAAAATATAAGACAAAGAATAAAAGAAGAATTCATGAAATGCGCCACTGACCCGGTGTATTTTATGAGAAAGTACTACATGATACAACACCCTACCAGAGGTAGGCAATTGTTTGATCTATACGATTTTCAAGAAAAAGTACTTAGTTTATATCAACATAATGAGTATTGTATTATTAATAAGTCTAGACAATTAGGAATATCTACTCTAGTATCAGCTTATTCTCTATGGATAATGCTATTTAATAAGGATAAAAACATTCTCGTAGTTGCAACAACTCAATCTACAGCAAAAAACATGGTTACAAAAGTTCGTTTTGCTTATCAAAACTTACCAGCGTGGCTAAAAATAGGACATACAGAAGATAACAGACTTAGTTTACGATTAGTTAATGGATCTCAAATAAAAGCCGTGTCTGCTGCAGGGGATGCAACAAGATCTGAATCAGTATCACTTCTTGTAATTGATGAAGCTGCATTTATTGATAGAATTGAAGAGATATTCACTGCAGCTCAGCAAACGTTGGCCACTGGAGGTAGATGTATTGCGCTATCTACTCCAAACGGAATAGGTAATTGGTTCCATAAATCATACACTAAAGCTCAAAAAGGTGAAAATGCTTTCTTACCAATATCTTTACCTTGGACAGTTCATCCAGAGAGAGATGAACAGTGGAGAGAACAACAAACTAAAGAGCTTGGAGTAAGAAACGCTGCTCAAGAATGTGATTGTGACTTTGCAACATCAGGTAATTCATTCATAGATCCAGAAATACTATCTTGGTATGAGCTAAATACAGTTACGGAGCCCACAGAAAGGCGTGGAATGGACAAATCTTATTGGATATGGGAATATTCAGACCCAATAAAACACTATATTATAGTAGCTGACGTCGCTCGTGGTGACGGATCAGATTATTCTGCTTTTCATATAATAGATACTGAAACTTTAGCTCAAGTTGCTGAATATAAAGCACAGATTGATACTAGAGAATTTGCTAAAGTGTTATTGACTGCGGCTACAGAGTATAATACTGCATTACTTGTGGTAGAAAACGCAAATATAGGATGGGATGTAATACAATCAGTCATAGATGCAGGTTACACTAATATTTACTATGGATATAAGTCAGATAATGCTGATTTTGAAAAATATATGGATAAATTTGATAGAAATTCAGGTTTAGTTCCAGGATTTTCAACTACTCAAAAATCTAGACCGCTAATTTTAGAAAGATTAAGAGATTTTGTTGAAAATAAAGTTGTAACTATTAGATCTATAAGACTACTAGAAGAGTTAAGAGTATTTGTTTGGAGAAATAACAAACAACAAGCTATGCAAGGCTATAATGACGACTTAGTTATGTGCTATTCAATAGGATTGTATCTAAGAGAAACTTCTTTAAGATTTAGTAAAACAATGGACAGCCTTTCAAGGGCAGGAATAGATAATATAGGAAGATCGGGAAATCAACCGTACTCTTTAGCGCAATATACGCCATTTGGAACAAATACTGGGTGGGAAATAGAAATACAAACTCCTCAAGGATCACAAA